AGCTCTATACCTCCAATTATTCTATTGTTATTATTTTCATTTTTCCATTTTAAATTTGTATCTAGTTCATCAATTTCTTTAGCTTGCAATTTAAATGGTACTATTCCATCTTCAGTATAATTTTTTATAAATATAATAGCTCCATCAACTCTAATTCTTCTTACTGCCATTGTACAAAGTTCTTTAAAACTTTGTTGACCTGTTATATCACAATTTTTAGGTTTTTCCCATTCTCTAAATAATTCTTCTATTTGCTTATTTAAAGAATCATCTTCTATTCCATTTTTATCTAATATTTTAGCCTGTAATTTAAATCCTCTACCTACCACATTTCTTTCGTATGCATTTATGATTGATTCCGCTATATCTGAATTTCTCTCTAAGTCTCTAGCTCTAGCCCTTATAATATCTCTTTGCATACTATCAGTTTGTTCTGCAGTAGCATTTACTACATTCCATCCTGAGTTACGTCTTTCATGATTTCCAGAATCATACGATCTTTGAGTTGCTTCTCTATATGATAGTCTTTCGTAACCTTTCCTTGGATTAATATATAAAATAGCTTTATCTAGTATATTCATTATCTCGTATCAAATACAGCAACCCTTGTATTGCATGTCTCTATTGAATTTATTTCAGCTAAAATAGTTCTTCTTTCATCATATAAAGTTTTTAAGTCAGCTCTTTTTATTCTTCTAGTACCGATTTGATATTCTTGTGCACCATTTTCAATAGCTTCAATAGCTTTGTTTATTGAGTTTAGCCTATTCCTCATTAAATCCACCTTTCTTTCCTTTCTATCCAGTCATTACTATTTTGTTTATTTTCATTTACATCATATACTGATGGAGTTTGATACTTTTCAATTTCTTTAAGATATCTAACATTTAATAAATCTGCTGCTGTACATGCATAAACTTCACAATCCAAATAATGATTATCTGCATGAGATGTCTTAGTTTTCCAAACTTCAATTTCTCGTCCACCTTTTTTAGCTTTCACTTTATGTTCACTAGTTATTTGCTTAGCATAATCTTCATCACAACCGTTATATACCATGAAGCTTCCATTACCATTAGGTCTTTTAAGTCTTGTTGTTATAGTTTCTTTGTATTGACTAGTATTTACCAATACTAATCTCATTCCATTTGCTTTAGATCCTATTTTATCTATAGTACTTAACTTATATCTACTATACATCTGATTACTAGAACCTTTGACTGGAACTACCCAATCACTATTTAAATAACAAAAGTCATATACTTCTTCTGTTCTATCTCCTGAGTCTATGCAGCATAAATTAACTTGAAATTTTTCTCCGAATTTATTTGTATATGTAGCATTCATTATTTCCTCGATATCTTCAAATGAAGATACGCTTCCATGAGTTATATTCCAACTTGTATAGTTAGCACCCCAAGCTCTTATCGTGTAGTATAATTTTGTTTTTTGAACGTCTACACCACCTGTTAATATTTGTGCTTCATTTGGTATAATAAATTCTTCATAGTCTGATTCTCTTTCTTTAACAACTTCTGAGTTAAGTTTTAGCTGTGTTTCTTCCCAAGGTTCTGCTAACCATGAATTTACAAAGTTTTGTAGCATATCTGGATAGTCTTTAGATTTTAAAAATTCATAAGCTACATCTCCAAATCTAACCCAAGGTGAATATATAGTATTCAAGTGAAATGCTAACTTCTTTCTATTTGAACTTTTATTCTCAGCTTTCCATTTCCCATTTCTAAGCATATTCATTTTATGACCATCATTTATTTTGCCTTTACACTTTTCACACTCATAATATGCTAAATTTATTGCATCAGTTGCATCTATATCTTTAGGCCATTTAATTTGCTTGAACTTAAACTGCTGATATGTTGCACAGTGTGGACATGGTACATAATAATATCTTTTTTCATCTGCTCCTTCAAATGACTTCCATACATTACCATCCCTTACTGTTGGAGTTGATGTAAGAAATATTTTTTTGTTATATGCAAATGTCTTGGTTCTCTCTCTAGCTAATGAAATAGGGTCTGACTCTTTTCCTGAATTAGGAGGGTATTTATCTACTTCATCTAAAAATAAATACCTTATTGGTCTAGATGCTAAAGATGCAGGCGAGTTAGCTCCCGATAATACAACATACATGCCATTAAACTGTAATTCTAAATCCTTTGAATCTCTTATTTGATATCTTTCTTTTAATTGTGGTGATATTTCCACCATTGTTTGTATCCTATTTTTACTAGCATATTCTGCAAG